TCACAGGATCTTGTTGTCGTTCCCTCCAATAAACTTAAGAGCGATTGGATCAAAGAACTAGGCGAGTTGGATCCGTTTCAACGTGCAAGTGTTGCCACTCAACACAAGGCCTTGACGATGGACTGTTCCAGGTTTGTGATAGTCGATGAAGCGTATACCTTTGGTTTATCGCATCTTGAATTGCTCAGACGATTTCCTTCCGCAAAGGGTTTGATTACTATCGGCGATGGACATCAGATAGGTGCAGTCTTTGAGGAGGAAGATGCCTCGTTAAACCCTATGTCATTCAGGCCTGGCTTTATAGCCATTGCACCCGTATCCTTTGCGCCTTTCACATCTCTGCTTGAGTATTTAAGGGTTAATAGGTCACCGGTTCCATGTGACATGTATTACTCCGGTTCTTCTAAGTGCCATGGTTTGTTTTATACGATTGAACAAGATGACGTGATTTCCGTTGGAAAGAATGACTTGTGTATAAACGGAACACAGAAGGCAAAAGCTCTTATGATTGGCCGTGGCAATGATGATGCCTTGACAGCGCATGAGTCCCAGGGTGCACGTAGTAAATGGACTTTCGTACATACAACCCTTGGTGGTGGGGCATGTCCAGATATGACATTTCTCAAGGCTTCCGGCGCTCATCTTGGCGTTGCCATAACTCGCTCGTCTGAAGGTACTTGTTTTGTGTTCAAGGACAAGAGATCCCTCATGGATGGACCTATGGTAGATCAATCCCTTGTTAATGGTACAACTGAACTTCCTTCTGACTTCTTATACTCAAGTCCTACATGGGATTTGGTTGATCCCACAGTGGTGGACACCATATTGTATGAGAGGTTTGAAAATGAAAATGTCGTCCTCGAGGACAGTGAAGTTTATCATCCAGAAACTGGTTTCACTATGGGTTCTTTAATTGATGAGGAGCAGCAGGAAGCGGTCCCACTTGAAGCAATAACGTCTACAGAGATCGATGCCAGTAAGTGTAAATTGGTCAATACGTATCATGGTCATAGCCCAGTCTCGTGTGAAGAGACTTTTATTTTCAATCCAGCACGCGTCAAAGGTTCCGACAAGATCAATATGCTTGAACGCCATACCAATCCTACCGTGATAACAGCTAAGGATATGTCCAGCGCTAGGAAAATTATACGGTTGTTATTTGATAGGGTTATCGATGCTAAAAGGTTCAATGCATTGATCGGTGAAGACCTTTCTGCTATGAGACGTCAATCACGTGATCAAGTGATCAAGATGACTGAGGCTGAACAGAGGGCAAAGAGTGACACTGTGTCGTTTGCCTTTGCCAAGAATGAACCTTCTAAGAAGGTTA